GAGCGCGCGATCGAACCACCCGAGTCCGAGCAACTCTTCGAGCAGCGACTTCCGCTCGGCGTCGGTCGCGAGGGTGAAGTGCGCGGCATCGGCTGACGAGAACACGTGCGTGCGCCGCCACACCTCGTGCGTGCCGACGATTCCTTCGAGACCTTCCTGCGACTTCGTCGTGGTGTCGAAGCGACCGGCGTCGTCGCCGAGCACAGCCCACTCCAGCTTCTTCGCCTTCCCGGTCCACTCGCGTTTGACGAGAAGGTCATCGGCTGTGATCTGCACGTGCCCCAGCTCACCCGCACGCCATGGACTCCAGCGCGCGCCCCGCAACGACTTCCCCCACATCGCGTGAGAGATGCCCTCGACGAGCGCGCTCTTGCCCGACCCGTTCGCGCCGGTCACCAGCACCACACCGCGCTCGGGGAACGTGATCGTCGTGCGATCGTGCGACATGAACTGCGAGAGGTCGAGCTTCACGCGTCCCCCTTGACTTCTATCTCTTCCACGCTGAACGCGACGTGTCGAACACCACGTGAGTCGTACGCGGTGGCCTCGGTCTCCGCTGTACGTCGCGCCGCCTCGGTCTCTGCGCCCTCCTTCGAGATCCACAATGAGTCGAGGAAGCTGCCGGTATAGGCTAGGTCTTGCATCACCGCCCACACGCTCGTCACTACCACGATCATCGCGTTGCCTCGCTTCGGTACGCAGCCAGCCGAGCGAGCGCGCCTTCGGTAGTCCCCGGCTCCTCAACCTGGAGCGCTTCCCGGATCACTACCTCGGGGTCACGACGTGCAGCCTGCACGCTCGCCTTGATCTCAGCGTCGTGTTCACGCGCGTCCACGATCTCAACAGCACGCACCTGCCCCGCAGACTGAAGCCGCAGCAGCGCGCCCTCTGCCACGCGTAGCTCGTCGTCGCTGTTCGCCACGATGCGCAGGTAGAACAAGCCAGCGTCATTGACGAGTGGCTCGATCTCGTTGACACCACGCACGTGGAAGCGTGGGCCGGGGATCAACGCCGAACTGTATGCTAGCGTGCTCGTGTCCCACATCCCTACGCGCCCAACGAAATCCGCGTCGGAGAACGAGTGCGGGCACAGCGTCCCCGGGATCACGACAGCCGGCTGTTCGCTGTGACGCGCGTCTGGCGTCCGCCCCCAGTACCGAGGCTCGTGCCAGTTGCCTGCGAGCACGGCCTGCGCCACGTAGGTCTCGCCGAGCCAGCGTGCTTGCCCGAGTCCGATCGCGTCGCGTGCCGCACGCATGTAGTTCGGCGTGCGGTCATCCCAGATGCCGAGGTGTGTAACGATCACACGCGGCACCGTCGGCTTCTCAAGTAGCAGCGTCGACAGCTCGTTGGGCAGCCACTCGCTCGCGTCGCCCGGCCGATACGGAACGCACACGACTTCCGCCGTGTCGCTGTCGGTGCGCAGGGTAACCAGCTCCGACTGCTCGATCACGCGGATCGGCGTCGCGTACGAAGACAACTCGAACGCAGCGCACGCATGGTCGTGGCCGTCGATGGACTGGAGGTCGTGGTTCCCCAGCACGATGTACACCGGCAGGTCGCCGTACGTGAGAGCGTCGGCCACGGCGCGGACCAACTGCGGCGTCGGCCGTGCGTGGTCGAACAGATCGCCGAGCACGAAGAACGCAGAAGCTCGCGCTTCTACGGCTGCACGCACCGCACGTCCCAGCGTGTCGACGCAGTCAGTGGCGCGACGGTTGAGCCCGGCGACAACAGGCCCACCCCACTTCCGGTGATTCGCAGCGTGGACGTCGGCTACGAACGCGATCTTCATACGAGTGCAGTTTCGATGTGAGACTCGATCAGCTCACGCATCGCTTCGAGACGATCCTTGTACTCTTGTTTAGTCTCCCTCTTCTTGAGGGAGTCCTGAGCAACCTCGTCTAACAGCGCGGTGAGCTTCGACTCATCAGTATTTTTTCTTGGCATCGCGAGATATCTTTACGCGCGGGCACGACGCTTCCGACCGCGCTCTGAGATCTGGTACGTCCCACGATCCGCGTGGTCGACCCACCCGCACGCGACGATGCGCCGCAGCGAGTTCCGCACCTGGAGCTTCGCGCTCGCGCCGCTGAAGAGATCTGCAAGGAACTCGATCGAGCGCGGATGACGCGGGCCCTCACCCTTACCGTTGAGCGCGCGCACGATCTCCTGCTCACCCTCCGACAGCGAGTCCCACGGCAGCTCGCGCTCGGGCGCGCTCTGTCCGGTCTTCGGCTTGGGGCGCTTGTCCTTCGGGAGCTTGCGCAGGTCGCCGGTCTTCACCTTGCTGTGTCCGTTCTTCTTCTTCGCCATCGTCATCTCTCCTTGGACATCCGTTTGATCATGCCCACGATCAGGTGTCAAGTCCCAACGCCTCGATCAATCGCCCGAGCAATGTGCTGCGATCGACTGCATCGTCGAGCGCCAACGACTCAGAGTTATCAAGCACATGCTCGATCACCAGTCGCGCGTCGGCCTGCGTCCCGGTCTGATTCTTCACCAGACATCGAACCACCGGCATTCCTTTGTCGTTCGTCTTCATTACTCCATGTCTCCTTCCGCGATGCCGGTGAGCGCGTCGTCATGCTCCTCGACGTCCCCCTCGGCCTCGACGCTGTTGCCCGCGAACCCCGGCTTCCACTTGAGCACCTCGCACGTATCGACGTACGCCTTCTTCGTCGCGGCGGTGTTGTTCGGGATGAGCTTGCGATCCTTGGCGTAGTCCACGGTGCTCCACGTGTTCGACCAGCCGGTGTCGTAGTAGAGGCGCACCTTGGCCTTCGCCCAGGGCTTCCCTCCGATCTTCGTCTTGGCTGCCATCATCGTGACTTGCTTGCCGACGTGATCCGTTCCGACCTTCACAGACTTTCCGCTGAAGAGTTCCAAGCGCACCGACGCATGGAACTTCAACGCCGACCCACCGGGCGTGGTCTTGCCGCCGCCCCACTTGCCGATGTCAGCGCGCGTCTGGTTCACGATCATGAACAGCGCACGTCTCTCCGTGGTCAACTGCGTGAGCACGCGCATCGCCGTCGACATCATCTTCGCGCGATCGCCCATCGCTGCTTTGAAGTCGAGCCCCTCCTCGATCTCCTTCTTCGTCGGCGTCGCTGCGAACGAGTCCCACCCGAGGAAGTTCGGCGGGTCGCCTTTCTTCGTGCGGGGGAAGGACTCGAGCGTCGCTTCTAGAAACTGGAGCGTCTCCTCCATCGTGTCCGGTTGCGCGAGGATCACGTTGTCGAGATTGCACCCGAACACCTGCGCACGCGACGAGTCCATCGCGTGCTCGGTCTCAGCGAGCGCAGCGATGCCTCCCTCACGTTGCACACCCGCGATCGTTTGGAAGAGGAGCGATGACTTCCCGTCGCCCTCGCCTGCGAACAACTCGACGATGCGTCCGACCGGCCACCCGCCGATGCCGAGCACGTGATGGTCGAGGACGTCGATGCCCGTCGGGATCACCTCTTCGATGTCGCTGTCGGCACCTTCGCTCAGCAGATGGGCGGTGCCCTTCCCTAGACGCTTCGTGATGCCCTCTAGAACGGCCTTTACGGGATCAATCTTAGACATGGGTATCTGCCCCTCGGCGCTGCAAAACACCCGCTACGGGCCCGCTAGAGCCCGGCTTAGACGACCGTGAGCCCCCGCGTCGGGTGATCGCGGGGGCTCCATAGCAAAAAGATCGCCGAGGTCAGGGCTAGGTTTTCCCGTGCGTTGACCCCACGTCACGCGTGCTTCGAGTGATCAGCTCGTCGCACACGTACCGCTCCTCGGCGAAAAACAAATGGACCACCAGCACGCGGCACTTCGCCGTGGTCACTGAGAGCCTGCCTCTCCGCATCGATGTGTCGACCATCTGCATGCAGCGGTGCCTTGCTGAGCCCCCCACGAACCATGTGCTTATTCGAGATCCACTTCGTCGTCGAAGAGATCGTCCTCGGCCGTACGCTGCGCCGGGCCCGCGTCGACATCGATGACGTCTTCGCGCGGAGCACGACGACCGCGATCCTCGCGACCCTCGCCCCATACGTCACGCGGATCTTCGCCTGCGAGCAGCCGTTCCTGCTGATCCTTCGTCGGGATGTGCACGAACTGGCTCGGATCCTTCTGCATCCCGATCCACTCCATGTCCTTCAGCGGGGAGCGATTGCGCGACGCAGTCAGCGTGTACTCGGTGTCGAACTGCCCAGTGCCCTTGCGCTCGACCACGATGTCGAAGCCGCGCGCCGACGGATCGAGGAAGTCGCCACCGTTCTCGTCGTCGCCCCGGATCGACTTGAGCTGGTCGTACACCGTCTTGCCGAAGGCCCAGATGACGAGGCGCGGGTTGGTGCGGTGATCGATGATCACGTTCGCGAGCACGCGCTTCTGCGGGCGGAGCTTCTTCGCCATCTTCATGTCGAGCGCGGCGCCGCTGGTCTCCAGCTTGTCCGCACGCTGGCATCCCCCGCAGAACTTGTTCTCGTGCATCTTCGGACAGTTGAAGATGATCACCTGCTCGATGCCGGGCATGTGGATGAAGTGCTGGTGCTGCACCGAGAACGGGGAGCCCTTGTTCGTCTTCCATCCGAGGAGCGGCGGCATGAACCGAGCGACGGTCTTCCCGACCGGGACCTTCCAGAAGTCGCTCTTGGTGTCGATCGCCTTGCTCTCCTCCTCCATCGCCTCGGGGGACCACGTCCCGTACTCGACGAGCGACGTCGACCCCTGCTTCACCAACGCTTTGTCTTTCTGCTGTGCCATGTTGTTCCTCTTATCGGCCGTCGTTTGTTTTACGTTCGTCGATCTCGGCCAGCGACCTAACGAACATCAAAGCTGTAGCACTACTCGGCGGGGTCGCGGAAGCCCCCCGACCCAGCCATCTCGGCGCGAGCCAACAGAGCGAGCGACGTCATCGCTTCCCGCTTCGCGCGCAGCGCCTCGACCATGCCGCGCGACTGCTCGCGCTGGAACTCGGCTTCAACCAACTCTGCACGCGCCTCCCGAACCGGGCGGAGCTTCGACACGCTCGCCTCGATCAACGCCTCGGTGACCTTCGAGCCGAGCGACTCCAGCGACTCGCGACACTCCAGGTACATCGACGACTTGATCTCGTCGAGCTTCAGCTTCGCAGCAAGGAACCGTCGGTGCGCCCGTGCGAACTCGAATCCGTAGTGCGCGAGATCAGACGGCAGGCGTTCGAGCGCTGCTCGTAGGTCCCCACCGTTGATGTGGACTGCGTCGCGCGCGTGGACGATGGGGTCGTCGATGTCGTGCGTCGGAAAGGCTTCGTCGAGTGCGTTCATCTTGCATCCTGTCTTATCAGAGGGGCCTGACATTCCGACATCACGCGGCCTCAGACTCTGCGATCCACCGGGCGCCCGCGTCGAGGTAGCTCTCGCCCTTCTTCATCTTCCGCATCGAGCCCCAGCGCGTGCCAGCCTTCACGTCGACCACAAGCGGTACACCCCAGCAGTCGAACGAGGTCATGATAGCCGAGCAGTTCTCCACCACCGTGTCGACCTGATCCTCGTCCACTTCCAGCATGATGGAGTCGTGCACCGTGTTAACGATCTCTGCGTCGACCCCCGATGCGTCGAGCCACGCGTGGATCGCAGGGATCGCGGCGATCGTGTACCACGCCGCACGGCCCTGCACCGGCGTGTTGATGCTGCCGTTCTCGGCGGTGTTCCGCTTCCACTTGTCGTGTCCACCCGCGTCGTACAGCGGCCGACGATGTGCGGCGCCGTTGATCCACGGGACCTCAACCCACCCCTTCTGCCGCACGTGGTACAGCAGCTTCTTGATCAGCGCGTCGAGCTTCTTGAACTTCCCGAGGATCGCCTTGCGAATGCGCGCCGCCTGCTCCAACGAGCACCCGAGCTGTGCCGCAAGGCCGGCGTCCGTCTTACCGTACAGCAGTCCGAAGTTCACGCTCTTGGCGCCGGTACGATGGACGTCGGTCACCAGCTCGGGCGCGATGCTCCATGCAACCTGCGAGATCATCTGCGCGGTACGAAGGTGGTAGTCGATGCCTGACCTGAAGATCTCGATCATCAACTCGTCACCCGACATACCAGCCGCAACGCGCAGCTCGATCTGACTCTGGTCGAGCTCGATGAGGATCTTCCCCGGCGCTGCGATGAAGCAGTCGCGGAGCATCTTCCCTTCCTCAGAGTCCGCACGCGGTTGGTTCTGACTGTTCGGGTCCTCGCTGCTGATGCGTCCGGTCTCCGCGCCGTCGAGCCGGAAGGTCGGATGGATCCGACCGTCGGGCCGGATATGAACGATGAGCCCGGCTCCGTACGTGTTGTCGAGCTTCTCTAACCGTCGGTGCTCGGTGATCTGGTCGACGACCGGGTGCATCCCACGCAGTCCTTCGAGCGCCTCCTTGTTCGTCGTCGGGTTGCCCTTGTCGGAGATCTCCCCCATCGGCAGCCCGAGGCGCTTGAACAACAGGTTCGCGACCTGCGCTGTCGAGTTCGGGTTGAACGGTTGATCGGGTCGGTCGTACGCTTTGAACTGCTGCGCTAGCTCGTCGAGCCCAACACGAAGGTGCGCGGAGAATGCCTCGAACGATCGACGATCCGCTGCGATCCCCACGCGCTCGATGCGCGCAAACGACGCAACCGCAGGTTGGTAGATGTCGGTCCAGCACTTCCACTCGTGCGGTTGCTTCTCCTGTGCACGCTTCCGCAGATGCACAGTCGCAGCCGCTGCCGACGTGATGTCACGTGCGTTGTACCGCCACAACACGTTGTCGGGGAGCAGCCCGTACGCGTACTGAAGCGGTCGAGCTGCCCCGTTACGAATTGCCTGCACGCACCAGTGATCATGAGACACGTCGCCCGGTCGCCACTTCTTCCGGCGTGCCGCTGCGATCGCCCGCTTGTTCGCGCCGTCCGCTTCTTCCTTGTGTCCACCCATCCCCACCAGCTCCGCCGCGTACTCGAGTCGACCTTTGCACGTCGGCTCCAGCAGCTTGCGGAGGAGCTGTGTGTCGAACGACACGTGGATGCTAGGCGCATCGAGTCGGAGCGCTGCCGCGATCAAGTCGTACTTGACGTTCGACCCCGCGATCTTCTTCGTCGTGAGTAGTCGAGCAAGCACCACGTGCGCGCCCGGGTCTACGAGCGCAGCACTAGACCACACCCAGCACTCCGACTCTAGGTCGTCGACCGGCGCGAGCCCAGCACACAGCACGGTGAAGTCCGGCGCGTGTGGGATGCCGGCTGTCTCCACGTCGAACAACAGCTCGTCGTGAACTTCGAGCAGCTCCTCCGCGAGCAGCGCATCCGCCTCCGTCTCAACGACGTGCACCACGTTGTCGAGGTGTGTGGGTCGAGGGCGCGGTCGCGTGAGCGCGTGTTTGAGGTCGCGCTCGTAACGCGGGCGAAGGAAGTTGTTCTCGCACGCGATGGCCGGCGAGCCGAACAGAAACACAGGCACGTCACCGAGCACCCAGCCGTACCCACTGCGCACCGACTCAACGTCGACGTTGCGCCCGAGCAACGAGGCGATGGCCCACGGGCCGAGCGCGATCACGCGCTCGGGCTGTGCGTCTTGCAGCACGCGTGTCATGTACGTGCGGCACTCCTCGATCGGCGCGTTCTTCGCGTTGCCACCCTTGCCGACCGCACACTTGATCGCGTAGTCGTAGACGACAGGCTTCGAGGTCCAGTGCTTCTCGACGATGCTGCGAACGAAGGATCCGGTCTTCGAGACGAACGGTCGGTTAGCGCCTTGGGTCGGAACGTCCCCGACTACGAGCAGTCCGCCCGGTCTGCCATCCGGGGGCAGACATGCGCGCCCCGGTCCCGCTGACCACGAGCACCGCGTGCAGCTCCGATCAAGAGCATCGCCGTCGAGCAGATCGACGGGCGCACGCGGGGGCTCGGGATACAGCGGAAGGTGGCGCATCAGGCCGTGGGTTGAGCGGCGTCGGTCTTCGTCCCGTTGACGTACATCTCCTGGTACATGCGGATCGCGTTGCGCATGCGCTTGGCGAAGTCACCGCCCGGCTTCGCATCGAGTTGCACGAGCGCTGGCACGTCGCCCTTCATCTTGAGTGCGATCTCGACAATGCCCTCGTCGCGGAACCCGCGCGCCCACACCAGCTCAACGAAGCCGCGCAGCTTCTCGGTGGTCTTCAGCGTCTCGACGTCCTCGTCGGTCAGCTCGCCGGTCGCGCCCTTCGCGTCCTCGTCGTCGGTCGGCAACTCGAGTTGCTCGGGCTCGGGCTTGGGTTCCTGCTTCGGTGCAGCCTTCACCGGCTCGGGCTTCTTCGCCGGGACCGTGGCGGTCTTGACGGGCTCGGGCTTCGGCGCCGCGACCTTGATCTCCGAGACGCCCGAGGCACTCGCCTTAACAGCACCCTTCTGCTCGGCGTCCTTGCCGGCGAGTAGTCCGTCCTTGAGCTGATGCAGGATGTGGAACACATCCTCCGCGTTGAGCCCGTGGATCGCGAGCACCGTGGTGCCGTCGGGACGATCGTCGATGAACTCGACGTCGCGCTCTGTGCCGTGGATCGGGAACTTCCCCTCGAACGACTTGAACTTGAAGTGACTCAGGACCGGGTGCATTGCTTCGCTTCCTCTCTCAACCACGCTGGATCAACAGAACCCGGGTCCGTACAGGGTGGCAGCCGAACAAACCCGACAGGAACATTTACCTCAGTACGCAGCCATTCCGACAGCCCCCATCCCTCTTCCCACGCGTCGCCATCGAGCACCACCGCAATCGGTCGCTTCGCCTCCGTCATCAGCCACCGGTGTACCTCGCCCGGCTTGCCGAGACACGCGACTGCGTGCGGCCAGTAGGGGAGCGCGTCAAACACACCCTCGACGATCATCACAGGTGCGTCAGTCTCCACGTACAACGCCGCTTGGTTGTACAGGAACTTCGCGCGCTGCATCCCCTTGGGGTAGCGGTACCGCAGCTCTTGTGTGTTCGTCCAGTCACGCGCGCTGTAGCCGAGCCATGTGTCGCCGTCGATATCAAGGATCGGCACAACGACACGCCCCATGAGTCGCCCGTCGATGCACGCGCCGATGCGCGCGTCGAGGATGGTCTCGCGACAGACGCCACGCTTGAGCATGTACTCACGAGGTTCGCTCAACAGAATCGCCGACCACGCGTCGTCGTTCCCGAGCGGCTCGAACATGTCCGGCGGCTGGAACGTGGTCGGAGCTTCCTCGCCCTTCGTCGGCTCTGGAACATCGATCGTCGTGAGGTCTCGCGGCAGACGCCCGCGTGCCCCACACTTGAAGCACGAGAAGAACTTGATCGAGGGCTTGATCCCAAGCGACCGACGCTTGTCCATCTTCCCAGTAGCTGCGATGCAGAACGGGCAGTCGACGCGATGCCATCCCGACGCGGTCGGCTTGGAGCTCGTGAGCGCCGCGACCACGAGCGTGACGTCGTAGCGCTCCCTCACCAATGGGCAGGCCGATCCACGATACAGATGCGCCCGTGCTCAGGGTCCCACGCGACGGGCCCGACCTGCGCGTGTGCACCCTCGCCGTCCCGTCGTTTCGATACCGTGAAGCGAACTTCCTCTGCCTGCTGATCATCCTCCGTGCGTCCGATGCCGATGACGAGATCCGCGCTACGGACTTTGTTCATCGAGTCCGCGATGGCGTTGAGCCCGACCCACCCTTTGCCGATGCCTTGTCGGTTGGTCTGCGTCGCCGTCGCGGACCACCCGGTGCGCTCGACCATGATGTTACGGATCCCGTCGGTGCACGCGAGCATGTCGTCGTAACGAGACGCCTTCGGGTTGTCGACCAGCTTGTCGATGAAGTCGACCACCAGCACGTCGCACCCCTCGCCCCAGAGCTGCTCGGTCTCGTGCACCTCCTTGGCGATGTCACGCGGCGACGTCACGAGCGGGTGCATGTACGTCACACTCAGTCTGTTCTTGATGCTCGCCAGCGCAGCCTTCGTACGCCGCCGCGCCTCCGTCGGATCCGCATCACACTCGCGTGATGTCATGTCGGTGAGGTTGCGGATCATCCGTCGCAGCACCTGTTCGGCGGACATCTCCAACGTGACGTAGATAGCGCGCCGGCCTGCGAGCACCGCGTCCACGCACAGGTGCGCGAGCGCGAGCGACTTCCCTGCGCCTGTCTCGCCTGCGAATAACATCAGCGTGGAGCGCTGCAACCCGCCGTCGAGTGCGCGGTCAAGGTCAGGGATCCCGGTCGTGAGAAGATCGCGACCCTCAGGCTTCGACAGATCGATGGTGTCGATGACGTCCACTAGCTGAAGACGCTCGACCGGCGCAACCGTACCGAGCTTCGACACGCGCTCGAACTCGACTGCGAACTCGTGGGGGTCGACACCTTCCTTCAGACCGGCGATGGCCCCCTGCACTACTTCCTTGTAGCGCACCCCCTTGACGATCGGTGTAACGACGAGCGCGAGTGCATCGTAGTCAAAGTCCCCGAGATCAACCGCTGCATCCATCAGCAGCTCACGTGCATCCTGCACGCGTTCGAGTGTGATCTTGCCTGCCCCCATCTGCGTGGTGAGGTGCTGCACGACAGCACCCGTCCACCCCACACCATGACCGCTGTTCCGCGACGCGAGCGCGTGGGCAGCGGTCACCACATCCTTGACGATTGAAGACCGCAACCGGTCGACGTCGATCGCGTGACCGATCTTCGCGTAGAACTGTGGCGACCGACTAACCGCGTACGCAAGCGCGCGCTCGGTCTCGTCGTCGAGTGTGTACGGTAGTGGTGGCGGCTTCGGCTTCACTTCTCTCCCCAGAGATCATCCATCCACGCAGCAGCGACAGGGGATGCGATCGGCACTTGTCGGGAACGAGCTTCGATGTCTAGCACACCCCTCTGATGTTCGACGTGCGCGAGGTTGTACCGCCGCGCTACGCGGAGCGGACGCGGCCACACCGCATCGGCGAGAGGATTCACCAGACCGCGTTCCACTTCTGACTCGCGTTTCTTAACGTATGTCTTCGTCGTTCCGACATACGGATCCACGTCGCCGAGCCAGCGGTTGTGCGCCTCCCGGTTACGGAGGTCCTGCTCGATGATCAGGGGATCCGCGACAAACCGCGACGTGAACTCGTCGGCCATCTCCTTGCGACACCACCCACCCTTCGTCTTCAACGCCTTGGCCGAGACGATCATGTTGATGAACGGCGGCTTGCTCTTGAACGCGTCGGACTTCTTGAACCAGCGCAGCCGCCAGATCATCCACTTCTCCGGGGAGAGGTCGTGCAGCACCAGCTCGTTCGCGAACGCGAGGAACGCCCCGTAGTGCTTCATTCGCGAGGTGATCTCGCTGTTCAGGTAGTGCGCCCACCGCTGCTGGTACACGAGCTTGACTGCGTTACGAAACGCGTTGATCACGCGCAGCACCTTTGCGTTGCTGGACATGTGCGGTTCGATCGGCATCCAGCCGAGCGACTCCATCGGCGGGTTCGGATCCGGCATGCGATATGGCGACGGCCCGCGCAAACGCTCGGCGCGTTCAAGCCGATGTGCATAGGTGGGACCCCCAGAGCTGCCGAGGATGAGTCGCTTGGAAGAAGGGAGATCGTGTTCGTCCGCGTCAGAGGAGAGGTCGAGGGTATCAAGCACATCGGCGCTCTCAGCATTGATCAGAGACTCCGCCTCTTGGCGGCTCGGCCCGGCGGGCGAGGAAGAAAGTTCCTTCGGTGTAAGAGGAGAAGAATTCTTAGTCTTAATAGAGCGCGAAACTTGGGTACCTAACTTCAGCGCACGACTACGGAATCCCTGCAAAGATAAACGCGTTTGAGGGCCGCTCACCTTCGGCGTCGCGATCATCTCGTCAGCGTCCGTCGTGCGGATGAACGCTGCCCAGTCCTCACGCGTAGGCCACCACTCGGTCGGGTGTGGTC